TGCTGTACCACGCGAGTCTTTACGGGGATCGCCTGTTCGACGCGGACAACGGCGTCGAGATTTACGAGGGCAGTCTCTCGCTGGCGCTGTTCCACAGCTACTTGAGCCACACCCTACGGGACGCTTCGTTCCCGCAGCGGTATGCCATTGGCGTCCGCATCGCTGGATCCGACATGGTTGACGGTGGCACGCGAGGCCAGCGCGTCGAGGTCATCAGTGACCCGACGACGATCCTTATGCTGGACGCTGCTATGGAACAGCAACCCCAGGTCGGACAGTTCCTCGCAGGGGCGGACTGTGAAAAACTGGAATCCACGATCAGCAGTATCGCCTACCGATTGGCGACGGATGCTGGCCTGGCCCCGTCCGAGCTCCAGCGCACGAGCGGCAGCGCGAAGAGCGGCTATGCGATCTCGCTGTCGCAGGACGGCAAGCGCACGGCACAGCGCAAGTACGTGATGCAGTTCCGCGACTCTGACGAGCGCCTGATGGCCGTGTCGGCCACGCTCTACCACCGCGCGATGGGGACGCAGTTCCCGGAGGGCGGCTACTCTGTGCTGTACCGCGAGATCCCGCTCTCTCCGGAAGAACTCTCCAGCCGTCGCCAGCATGTGCTCGAGATGCTCGAGGCCGGCCTGATGACGCGCCTCGAGGCGCTGCGCTACTTCGGTTCGCTCTCCGAGGCCGACGCAAAGGCCGCGCTCGAGGCCATCGACGCGGAGAAGGCGCCGACCTCCGCGGAGCAAGAATCGGAGGGTACGGGGCCGGCGCCCGCCAAGCAGGTATCCACCGAGGAGATGGCTGGCGAGAGCGTGGATGTTGGCGATGCAGCCGAGGAGGTCGTGGCGAGCGCAGAGGCGATCCGCGCTCTCCTGGCTGGCGATGTGCCAGAGGCTACCCGTCGCGTTCTCGAGGCCGTCGCCGAGAGTCTCGCGGAGGCTGCTGGCTATCTGGGCGTGGCTCCGATGACCGAGGCCGAGGTCGAACTTTCCGACGAGGAAGACGACGCGATGCCAGAGACGGAGACGCCCGACACGGCAGCGCCCGACACGGCAGCGCCCGAGGAGAGCGTGGCTGCGGCGGCTACCTCCGCAGGCGTTCCGGCATCTGCCGTGGCTCTCAACGGCGCACAGGTGCAGGCTGCGCAGGGGATAATCATGTCCGTCGCGAAGGGAGAACTCCCGCGCGACAGCGGCGTGCAGATGCTCGTCCAGTTCTTCAACATGGCGCCCGACTCTGCTGACGCGCTTATGGGTGAGGTTGGGCGCTCCTTCACGATCTCGGCGACCGAGGCGCCCTGATGCCGTTCATCTCGGAAGCGCAGCGCGACTACCTCAAGCGCGAGCATCCAGCCGTCTACCGGCGGTTCCTGCGCGATGAGCGGGCGATGGGCTTTGAGCTCCGCGCGCCCGCTGACGTAGCCGAGGTGGCGAAGCGCGGCCTTGAGGCTCGCGAGCGGTACGGTCGTGGCGGTACGCTCGTGGGTGCGCGCAGGGCACGGCAGCTTGCCGAGCGTCAGGTCGTGAGCATCGAGACGATCAAGCGCATGGTCGCGTACTTCACGCGGCACGCCGTAGACCTCGAGGCGCCTGCCGCGAAGCCTGGACACCCGGACTACCCCAGCGCAGGTCGCATCGCGTGGGATCTCTGGGGAGGCGCGCCTGGTCGAGCATGGGCGCGTCGTCAACTGACCGTTTGGGAGCGCGTACAGCGCGAGGAGGGCAAGTGAGCACGGAAGAAGGAACGGACACCACGGGCGCAGAGGCGCGTATTCGGCAACTGGTCGCGCGAGTGAAGGAGCTCGAGGGCCGCGTGGGTGAACTCACGCCGCTCGCCGAGCAGGCCGAGAAATACCGCGTTCAAGTGGACGAGGTGAAGGCGGCGAGCAAGGCAGAGCGCGAGGCGCTTCGCATCGAGCGCGAGATCGCCAGCGCCGGCATCACCGACGCCGAGGGCATGGAGTACGTCCAGCACGCCTATGGCAAGTTGCCGCAGGAGGGCCGGCCTCCGCTCGCGGAGTGGCTCGCCGCGAAGGATGCGCTGCCGAAGGCCGTGCGAGCGTACCTGCCGGAAGCCACGCCGGCCGCGGCGCCGACACCGACCACGATGACGATGCCGAAGGCCAACGCTGGAGTGACGTCGCAGCAGCCTGTCGTCTCGCCGAGCGTGTGGAATGAGCAGGCGATCGCGAAGATGAGTCCGAGCGAGTGGAAGGCCAACAAAGCCGCGATCCTCGCCTCGCTGTCCACGGGTTGACAGACTGTCACGGGCGATAGTACGGTAGCCGTGAGGCGAGAGCCTCACGCGCTCGAGGCAAGCTCTCGTTAAAAGCGACAGGCGCGGCCAACGTCAAACCTGCATAGGAGGCCACTACTATGGCTGACGAGATCAAGTTTTCGACGCTGTCCGGCAACGCCCGCGTCAGCGCCGTCCTTCACCAGACCATCCTCGAGAAGCTCACCGACAAGGCGAGCCTCGTCAATCACCCGTACATCCTCGCCTTCAACGGCCTGAATGGTTCCGGCTCGTCTGCGCTCCAGGTCCCCGTCATGGGCCTCGGTGGCTATGACGCGATGGCGGCGGTGGCCGATGGCGTTGCCGCGAGCAACACGCAGATCACCACTGGCTCCGCGACCATCACGATCGCGCGTCAGGCGCTCGTGCGTCAGATCAGCGACCTCGCGTCTCTGACCAACAACGTCGCTGGCGGCATGGGCATCGGCGTCGAGGGTCTTGCCGAGGACATGGTGGCCTCGTACAACAAGCGCGTGACCGCGATGCTGTGCGGCCTCTCCACTGGCTTCAGCAACACTGTCGGCACCAGCGGCGCGAACCTCTCGGTGAGCACGTTTTACGACGCGATCTTCAGCCTCCAGCTGACGGCCAACGACAGCTTCATGGCTATCCTCCATCCCCAGCAGATCAACGATTTGATGAGCTCGCTGCGGTCGGAAGCAGGTCCCGGTCAGTATTTGGCGGCGACTGGCGAGCAGGTCAACGCGAAGGGCCCCGGCTATCGTGGCGCCCTCTTTGGCGTCGAGCTGTTCGGTTCCACGCAGATCCCCAGCATTAACAGCGGGGCCGACTACTGCGGTGTCATGTTCTCTCGCGGCGCCATCGGCTACGCGACCGGCTCTGCCGCTCCCGTCCGCGGCGCTGGCGACGTCATTCTCCCGGCCGGCACGCCGATCGTCGTTGAGCTGTCTCGCTCTGCCGAGGCTGGCCTTTCGACCATCACGGGCAGCGCGTTCGTGGGCGTTGCCGAGCTCGACAATGCCCGCGGCGTCGGGATCGTGAGCGACTTCTAAACGATTTCGGTCGTTTAGGAGTAAAGTAGCGCCAAGGCGTGTCCGTGCTTATGGTACGGGCACGCCTTCGGCGTTTTAGGAGGGTCTAGTGGCAGCAACGTTTACGACCGCTACCGGCGGCACTTTCGCGGGAGCACCCGCATCACGACCGCAGGCCATGCGCGAAGCGGTCAAGCTCGATCCGATCCCCGTGTGGTGGTACATCCACCACCCCGCGCGATGGAACCTCATCGGCGATGAGTGGCTCCCGTGGCTGTCCGAGCTCCGCGCTGATCCCGGCGTGGGCAACGTGGATAAGGACGGGAACACCGACATGGCCGAGGTGATCAAGCGCCGTCAGGGCTGGACGATCATCCCGTGGGATGCCGAGCCTGGTGGTTACTGCGTGGCCTATGACGGATGGGCTGGCCCCGTGCATTTGAGCAAGTGGCAGACGCCGCGCATGGTCGCCGGTCAGGTGCGCGTGGCCTCCGATGAGGCTGGCTACTGGGCCTTCTGTCGTCGCCTCGTCGCGGAGGGCTACATCGCGAAGCCTGACCCGGACTTCATCGACATTATGATCGAGCGTCAGGAGCGCAAGCTGACCGAGTGGGAGGAGCGCGCCAGCGTGAACCCCTACATCGCGCAAATGCTTCCGGCAGAGCGCGCTCTCCTCGAGCGTATGCGAGTCGCGAAGGATCGCCTGTTCGCCGAGCCTGTCGATGGCGCAGCGCCGAAGCGGGTGCGTAAGTGAGCGGCGAGATCCCGAAGGTGCGTCAGGCGATGGAGCGCATGACGGAGCGCCTCGTCAACAGCGGCGTACCGGCTGACAAGGCCCGCAAGACAGCGCAGGATGCGGCTGTGCGTGCGGATCGCAAGGAGCGCGATAAGCGGTAGCCAGGTGGAGGTCGGGCATGTCCCTCGCAGAGACGGTCTACGCTGCTCGGTTCCGTTCCACGGAGACGATCGAGCGTGGACGTTTGCAGACGCTGACGTGCCCGACCCAGCGCGCAGGCGCCACGGCCACGCCGACGAGCGGGACGATCACGATCTATCGGCCTGACCAGACGGTGCTCGTGACGTCTGCTGTCACGATCCCAGGCGGTGGGATCGCGACCTACTCGCTGGCTGCGGCGGCAACGACGGCCGAGCAGCTCGGCGAGGGCTGGCTCGTGGAGTGGGCGCTGGTGATGCCGGATGCGGTCACGCACACGTTGAGGAACGATGCGGCGCTCTGCCGGCGCACGCGGTACCCGGTCATCAGCGATGCCGATCTCACGATGCGGCACAGCGACCTCCCGAACCTGCTTGCGTCGGGCACTACCAGTTACCAAAGCTACCTCGACGAGAGCTTCGCCACCCTCTGCAACAGGTTGATCAGCCAGGGTCGCAGACCGTTTTTGGTGATCCAGCCCAGCGCGCTGCGCGAGGCGCATGTGGCCCTCTGCCTCCACATGGTGTTCTTGGATTTTTCCACATCCGCGGGGGATTCCGGTAGGTCGCAGTCATTGGCCGACCACTACAATCGCGCCTACACTGAAGCATGGAACCAGTTGCACTACACCAACCAAGAGGCCGACGAGAACAAGGTTGACGCGACCAGCAAGAAGGGCGCCGCCTCGACCGTGTGGCTCAATGGGCGCGGCGGTCAGTCTTACTGGACTCGGTGGTACTGATGGCCGCGAAGAGCATCCGTCAGTTGCGCGAGGACGTCACGGCGCGGATCCTCACGCTCACGGGCTGGAAGGAGTCGCGCGTTGCGCCCGACAACTTCGGCCGTGACGCTGACAGCATCGCGCACAAGGCATTCGCGGTGCATCCGGCAGAGACGGCCGACATGCGCGCGTATCGTGGCCGGCCTGCCGAGGGACTCCTGGTCGAGACATCGCTCGTCATCCACTACTGTTGGCGCCTCGCGCCGAAGGGCATGAGCGACAGTTACGACGACGCGCTCGACGGCGAGCAGGCCGTCGTGAACGTGCTCATGGCCTATGACAGCACTTGGCCTCTGTCCTACAAAGTGCAGGTCGTTCGCACCACGCGCACCACGTCGGATAGTGGCGAGTGGGTGCTCGGTCAGGTCGAGACTCGTATCGTTCACACACTTCCACTACAGTAGGGGGATCTCATGCCTAATTCTATCGTGAAGAATTTTCGGGACGGCCAAATCATTCTAAAGGACGGCACCGGCACGCCCATCGCCGTCACGATCGAGTTTGAGTCTGGGGACTTCTCGATCTCGGGTCTGTCGGCGAACAGCAACACCGAGGTCACGACCTACCTCGACCGTGGCTCGCTGGGGTCTGTGAGGCTCACGTCGCAGTCGTTCCCGACGTGGTCGTTCACTTGTCACATGGTCGAGTTCTCTGATGCGGTCACCAAGACCGTGTGGGACGCGGTCAACAAGACCGGCACGTTCGCGTCGGCCGTCTCCACGATCACGAACAGCGACGTCTACGGACTCGACTGCGTGATCAACATCGAGGGCACCACGCTCGGCGAGGCCACGGATCATACCCTGACCCTCGTCGGGAACCGCATCACGCTGGACTTCGCTGAAGGCGATCCCAACTCCTTCACGATCAACGGCACCATGTACGGGTCGATGA